ATGATCCTCTTAGGCTTCGCCGAAGGCGAAGCAGGCCAAGGGATCAGGATGAGCAAGTCGCTGGGAGGTCGGCAGTGTGACAGCCCCATGGGTTCCCATGAAGTTGTCATACCGAGCCCGAGACCCCTGGTAGCCTACCTGCGGGTGAGCACAGATAAGCAAGGCCGAAGCGGGCTGGGCATCGAGGCGCAGCGTACCGCGGTGTTGGCGTTCGCCGCGGCCAACGGCTTCACCATCGTGGCCGAGCATCAGGAGCACGAGACCGGCAAGGGGGCCGATGCGCTGGAGCGCCGACCTCAGCTCGCCGCAGCTCTTACCTCGGCTCGCCGGCTCCGGTGCCCGGTGATCGTCGCCAAGCTCGACAGGCTATCCCGAGACGTGGCCTTCATCGCTGGCCTGATGGCGCAGCGCGTCCCCTTCCTGGTGGCTGAGCTGGGCGAGAACGCCGACCCGTTCATGCTCCACATCTACGCGGCCCTGGCCGAGCAGGAGCGCCGCCTCATCGCGGCGCGCACCAAGGCAGCGATGGCGGGCCTGAAGGCGCGCGGGGTCCGCCTAGGGAACCGGACGAACCTCGCCGAAGCCTCGGCAAAGGGGGCCAGCGTGAACCGGGCCGAAGCCGACGCCTTCGCGGCCAACGTGTTGCCGGTGATCGAAAGCATCCGGGCGGCAGGAGCCGGCTCGCACCGAGCCATCGCCACGGAGTTGAACGCGCGACGGATTGAGACGGCTCGAGGCGGTGCCTGGAGTGCGGTGCAGGTCGGGCGTATCCTCAATAGATCCAACCCGAAATCATATGGCTTCCACGTGGAAACCGCACTGGGCCAAGGTGTAGTCCATACCAACATCAGGTGAAAACTAGGTTGCTCCACCCGTAGGCCCCATATGCTCCAAGTGTCGCCGGGAGCATCACTGTGGACGTTCAAGCCCTTCACCAATTCGTTGCCTCGGTGCCCGGCACCTTCGGCCAGCACATCAGCCGGCGAATGACGGTCAATCAGATTGCGGCCGGGCGCCTCGATGCCGCCGCCGCGCTGGTGGGCCCCGCCGGCCTCGATACGATCCCAGCTCTGATCAGGGCTGGCGCACCGGCGCCGATGGTCCAGGCTGCGATTGGGCATGCGGTGTTCCATCGTTACCATGAGCTACGCAGCGTCGATCGAACCACGTTTGCGAATTGGTGCCGGCAGGCAGCGTTCACTGCCCCCAGGCCCTTGCCGGAGATGGTTGAGGTCTACCGCGGTACGATGGGGTGCGGCCCGGCAGAGGCCGCGACCGGCCTGCATTGGAGCCTCAGCTTCGATGATGCCGCCTACTATGCAGCCCGCTTTGCCGACAGCGAGCTTACCGGCTGCATCGTGCTACGGGCTCGAGTGGCGCCCGACGAGATCGCGGCCTTCATCGGCGGGTCCGCCAACCAGGAGGTGATCCCGGTCGCGGCCCCTGCTCTGTTCGAGGTGATCGACGATCACCAGCGGATCGGCGATGCGGCTGTCCGCTGCGCCCGTCGAGGGCAGACGCTGCTGGTTCAGGGTTGGACCGAGACCGGCAGCGAGGGCATCGCCGAGGAAGCTGCCATGGCGACGCGAGCCCGGATGGCCGCGGCCGGTGTGCCCCGCGGGACGGCGGTCGTCGCTTGATGTGACATCCACACCGAGACGGTGTGGAGGCCAAGGCTCTTCCATCTCGGATCGGTGTGGAGGTGGCTTCCACACCGAGACCGAGTGGAAGTCCGGCGGCCAGTGGGGTTCCACCTGGAAACCACGCCGAGGTCCGGTGGAGGCCACGGGGCTTCCATCTCAGGACGACAGGCCACCGCCTTCCCGCTCCGCGATCGGTGCCCGGAACCGCAGACCGGAGCCGCCACCGTTCTCATCAATGAACTCGACGCCGGCCTTCTCGAACGCCAGCCGGAGCAGCGTCCGATTGCTGTCCCGCATGTCGCCGCCCTTCTCGAACGAACGCACTGTCAGGACGCTCAAGCTCGTCGCCTCGGCTAAGTCGCGCTGGGTCCAGTCCAGCAGGCCGCGGGCGGCACGGCACTGTGCCGGCTCGAGGATCGACATTGAAACCATCCTTTTTGGTTAGTTTTCGCTTGCGGTCGCGATCAAGCTCCGATACCTTCCTTTTTAGCAGATTTGATAGCCAAAAGGAAGCTAAGATGAGCCTCGCCTCCGCTACCGCCATGATCCCCACCAAGCCTGTCCGGGCTCGCATTGAGGAAGCCGTCGAGCGGCTTCTCATCATTCTCGATAACCTCAATGGTGACCCGGATTTCGAGGATGGCGCCGATGCCGAGCCATCGCTCGGTGCGCCGGAGGGGCACGCCTCACAGCTTGTCTGGCTGCGCGGCACCGACAGCGACCGTGAGATCGAGCACCGGGCGCCAGTCACCGCTGCCGATGTCTTTGCCGGCATGGCCGCGACGCTCGCCGATCCGGCTCGGTGGACAAAGGGCGCCGAGGCCCGCAACGCGGCCGGCGAGCGCGTGTCGGCCACTGATCCCTGCGCCGTCTGCTGGTGCGTCTACGGCGCTCGGCGGATCGAACTCGCCAAGGTGAAGAGCGCCGCGCTTCGCCGTCGCCTGGACGACACCCCGACCGCATTCGCGGGCGAGATCGGCGTGCCGCCATCCACCATTCACCGGATCATTCGGGGCGAGCGCGATCCACGCGGCGCCACCATCCGCAAGATCGTGGCGGGCACGGCCGGCAAGGTCACCGCCACTGAATTGATTGCGTCCACGCCCGGGCCTCGAGGGGCGGGCGCTCCGGCTCCGGAACCCTCAGACGACGAGCGCGCGAAGCCGCTGCGCTGCCTAAGCGCACATGGCGGGGAAGCCTTCGCTACCGAAGGCCAATCTCGATGATCTCGTCGAGGCGCGCCTTCGCCTTCCTGCGCACGATGCGGTCGTGGCCGGGCGCTACGAGGAAAGTCGCCTCGTCCATCGCCTCGTGCCCGTCCTCCTTCCACCATGCGCGCACGGTGGCCGGATCCTTCCCGCTCTCCTTGGTAAGCGCTGCGATCCGCCGGAGCGCCATCAGCAACACCTGCTGCTGCGCGGCCTGCTCGGCGATGATGTCGTCGAAGTCCTCGGGACGCACGGCTGCCTCCGACCATCGCTCTTCGGCGATGATAGCCGTCGGCCGCCTCGCCCTCACCCGGTGCGGCCAAGCTCTTTCGGCTTTCGTACCGCGCAGGCGGGGTAGGTCGTTCGTCGTGGGGCGCGCCTGAGATGATCGGGCTCGCCGTTTTCCTCGCCGTCTGCGCTGTCGCCGGTTTCGCTCGTGCTGCGTTGCGCGGGTCGCTATCGGCGCTCGCTGTCGGCGTGGTCGATGCAGCAGCATGCGGGCTGTGCTGGCTCGCTTCGTGGGTGTCGCCATGACCGGCGCCGTTCAGTGCCAGCGGTCGCGCGGTGGCCAGATGGTGGATGCTGCGGCGCCTGCTGTCTTGCGCGCTGCGGCTATCGCCGCAAGGGACCTTGGCTCGGCCCCCTTGCTCTGGGCTCGTCTCTCGAGATCGAGCAGCAGCTGGAACAACTGGTCCTGCACGCCGAGGGGAGACGCCGGCAGCTCTGTTGTGAGGAGTGCGAACAGCTCGCGCAAGAAAGGGCAGGATACCCTGGGCGCATCGTCGGCCATGGCCGCGGTTCCAATTACCAATGTTTTTAAGCGCAATTATAAACTTAAAATTGGAATTTATGCTATAGCCCGCGTTGGATTTAGGCCTGAATATTTGTTTTTTCTGAGAAAATCGTATGATTTTGCTCTCGTAAGGCATTTCCGCACTGATTTCCAAGACCGCGCCGGATTTTGCCGGCTGGTAGAGTCCGTCGTCACTGTTTCGGACGTCGGCGGACCCGTCCCCCTTTCGCGCCGTTCCCGCGGCGCCTCCGAAGTCCGCCGCCGCCCCGCGGCCGACGCACCCGTGACGGGTGTTCCTCCCAAGGACTTGGCTGCTCCCGTTCCCGCGGGGGCCGCCTTTTTCTCGGGTCAATCCTACTCGCGCGCCCGCCTCTGCCGCCAAGCTGTCGGCCGTCGCGCATCTGTCTGTGTACCTGCGTCTTCCTCTCACCTCCCGCATCTGACGCGCTCCGTTGCTTCGATCTTCTTGAAGCACGGAGGGCTGACCGAATGCGGTCAAAGTCGGGGAGTGGCCGCACAATGATGACGGCCGAACAAGCTCTGGAGCAGATCCGTCCGGATCTGGCTTCGATCATCGCCGTGAAAGAGCGGACGCTGGGCTCGCGGATGCGCGCCTACGAGTCCCTCGGCTCGAAGCTGGGGCGCTCGCCGACATGGATCCGGAAGGTGCTCGGACGCGCCCCGGACGTGACGGTCGGCCTGCACGACGCACTGAACATTCGCGCCGCCTACGAGCGGCTCTGCAAGCACATCGCCGACGGCACCGAAGCGATCGAGGCCGAAAACCAAAAACTCCGGAGGGAACTGGATGCGGCTCTTCGAGGAGATCGCCCGACGTCTGCGCGCCTGGGCGGAGCGCCGTCGGCTGCGGCGGCGCCTGCGCTCGGTCAGCGAGTCGCGCCCGCATCGGCACCTGTCGCGCCGCCTACTGCAGCGCCTCGCTTCCGCAAGGCGGCCGCGGGTGACCTGACCGAGCTGCCCCTGTTCGGGGCGATGGAGCCGCGGCCGTAGCCGCTGAGCGAGAGGAGCCACCATGTCGAACGACGAGACCAAGCTCGAAGCGACCCTGCAGGCGAAGGGCCTCAACGCCCCGCGCCTGACGCCCGAACTGATCGACGCCTGCATCGTGAGCGAGGCCTACCACGTCTTCCCCGGCACGACGCTGACGGTCTGCGCGCTGACCCTGCGCAACGGCTTCAACGTGACCGGCGAGAGCGCCGCGGCCAGCCCGGCAAACTTCGATCCGGAGATCGGCCGGCAGATCGCGCGGAAGAACGCCCGCGAGAAGATCTGGGCCTTCGAGGGCTACCTGCTCCGCGAGCGGCTCGCCGCGCAGGCGGATGCAGAGCGCGGCCAGAGCGACGCCGTGCGGGTCGCCTGACCATGAGCACCCACGCCGATCTGAGCGACGCCGGCCTCGCCGACCTGATCGACACCGTTCGCACCGAGATCGTGCGCCGGAACGACCTGCTGCGGGACAACGCATCGCCCTCGGCGCGGAGCCTCGTGAACTGCCGGCAATACGCGCTGCTCGCCTTGACGCAGGCTGACGAGCGCCTGCGGGCCGGTGCGGCGACGGATCTGCCGGCGGCCGACCTGCCCGCGATCGATGAGCCCCGCGTGCCGCGCCGTCCGCCCCTCGGCGGCGATCCCACGCGCCCGCGCAACGGCAACGGTCTGCCGCCGGGCCGTCCCCATCCCTGAAACGCGAACCGCCCGGCCTGCTGGGGAGCGGGTGCCGGGCGGCTGCAATGTCCGAGATCTAGGTGATCCAAATGAATGCCAGAAGTGCGCCTACCCCGCAAGTCGATCCGTCCTCGGTTGCGGCGGATCAACTGAAAACCATTATCGAGCGTATTGAACGGCTCGAAGAAGAGAAGGCCGGCATCGCGGGTGACGTCAAGGACGTCTATGCGGAAGCCAAGGCGAACGGCTTCGACACGAAGGTCATTCGCAAGATCATCGCCATGCGCAAGCGCGATTACGACGAGCGCATGGAAGAGGAGGCGATCCTCGAACTATACATGCAGGCGCTCGGGATGCTGGCGGACACACCGCTCGGGCGCGCTGCTGTGGAGCGGGAAGTTCGCTCCGGCGGCGTCCGGGCCGCGGCACGGCGGCGCCCGCAGGACGACGGGCTGAAGGCCGCCGTTGCGGCGTTCGGCAAGTCCGTCCCGCTGACGGATGAGGAGCGTGCGCAGGGCGCCGTCGTAGCGTTCGAGAAGGACGGTCAGCGCTGCTCGATTTCATTCGGAGCCGGCGCCCAGACCGATCTCGAAGACGCCATCGCAGCGCGCGGCTGAGCCATGGCCCGCCGCTCACTCTCCTCCCGAATCGTCCCGTCATCGGCCGCGCTTCGACGTGTCGTGGACGAGGTGACGATCCTTCTGCCGGTCCCGCCCTCGGTCAACGCGCTGCACGACCATGCGCCGGGCCGGCCGGTGCGCTCCAAGGCCTATTCAGCCTGGATCCACGATGTGGGTTGGCGGCTGATAGAGCAGCGTCCCGGCCGCGTGCCGGGCGCCTACATCCTGCTGCTCGCCGTCCCTGAGGCGGAGACGAAAGCCGACCTCGACAACCTGTCGAAGGCGACCAGAGATCTCCTGCAGGCGCACGGTCTCATCGACAACGACCGGAAGGCGCGGCGGGAGGTCCTCGACTGGCACCGCGAGCACGCCGAACTGGCGGCGACCGTGCGCGCCGTGCCGCCCGGCGCCCTCCTCGATGCCGTCTCCCCGATCTGGCCGCGCTCGGGCGCGCTGGAGGCGGCATGAGCTACAGCTACCGCGAGAACAAGGCGCACCCGCACGCTGAGCGCGGAAACGACCTGTACGAGACGCCCGGCGTCGCTGTGCGGGCGCTGCTGGCAACCGAATGGTTGCCGCAGCGGATCTGGGAACCGGCCTGCGGCCCCGGCGCCATCGTCCGCGAGCTGATCGCGGCCGGCCACGAAGTGGTGCCGACCGATCTCGTCTCCTACGGCTGCCCCGGTCAGGTCGCGGAGATGGACTTCCTGAAGCTGCACGGTGCCCCGTTCGGGGTCGACTGCATCGTCACGAATCCTCCCTACAAGCACGCCCGCGCGTTCGCCGAGAAGGCGCTCGAACTGTGCCCGCGCGTGATGATGCTGCTGCGGCTCGCCTTCTACGAGGGCATCACGCGCGGCTCCCTGCTCGACACCGGCACACTGGCCCGCGTCCACGTCTTCCGGAAGCGGCTGCCGATGATGCACCGCGACGGCTGGGACGGCCCCAAGGCCACCAGCATGACGGCCTTCGCTTGGTTCGTCTGGGACCGCTCCCACCGTGGCGCAACCACACTCGGTCGCCTGTCCTGGGAGGATTTCGTCGACGTCGAGCCCGAACCCCAATCGCTGCCGGTCGCGGCGGAGTAGAGCCATGGCGATTCGATCCGAAGTCCTTCGCGCCATGCTCGCGGCCGGCGCCACCGCCGAGATGCTGGTGGCTGCCGTCGCCGCCGACGAGAAGGCCGAGGCTGAAGTGGTTGACGCGCAGACCGAGAAGCGGAGGGCGCTGACCGCAGCGCGGGTCCGGCGCCACCGTGAAACGCACCGTAACGCAAGTAACGCTGGTAACGGCGGTAACGCGTTACCCCCTGCCTCCCCCCCGGATGGTCCCCCGCCTCCCCCTGCACCCCCTCCACCCCCCCTTAACCCCCCCGCCAACCCCGGTTCCGAGCCTGACGGCTCGGCCGGCGATGCCGGGCAGGCGGGCGGCCAGGCGGCGGAATTGGCTCGGTCGAACCGCCAAGCCCTGCTGACCATCGGCGTGGATCTGATCAGCGCCAACACGGGCCGGTCTCGTCGCTCGGCCCGCGCCCTGATCGGCCATTGGCTCGGCATCGCCCGAGACGAGGCCGCGGTCGTGCTCGATGTCATCGAGGACGCTGACGGTCGGGAACTCGCCGACTTCTCGACCTGGGTCGAATCCCGCCTTCGACGGCGGCGCTCCGATCTCGACCGCCCGCCACCGAGCGGGCCACGCGGCGGCGGTTCCGGCCCCGCCCCTACCGGCCTCGCTGGCCGTGTCGTCCGCCTCTACGAGCGTTCCCTGGAAGGGCCCTACGATGTCGAACCGCCTGCCGTCGACGCGAACTCCCCTGACGCCGAGCCAAGTCGAGGCGAAGATCTCGGCCTTGCATGGCAAGCTGGCTCCGGTGGACGGCCAGCCAACCCGCTTCTGCGTGCCGCGGGCTATGGCGGCCACGACAGCGGAGCGTCGCGCGCTCTCCGACGTCGCCGAGCGGTTGAGGGCTGAACTCGCCCCCAGCCAGCGGCGCGAGCACGTCGACGCCATGGTGAGCCGGGTTCTCCTCGGATTCGAGCAGGGACGCGGGCGGGGCGCGGAGGAGGAGGAGGTCCTGATCTCCGAGTACATCTCGGCGCTGAAGGATCTCCCCCTCGCCGGCATCCACGGGGCGGCCGAGCGCTTCCGGAGCGGTCTCACGCTCCTGCCCTGGTCGCGCCGCTGGCGTCCATCGCCGGCCGAGTTCGCTGCCGAGGTCCGCGAGGGGCTGATCCCGCTGCGGGCGAAGCTCGTCCACATCCGGCAGATCCTCGAGGCGGAGGTTTACGAGCCGCCGTCGGACGAGGACCGGGCCAAGGTCCAGGCCGCGGCGGCAGCGTGGCTGAACCGGGGAGGCGAGGCGGAGTCTGGGCGCCCTCGCCCGTCGCCTGAGGCGCTCGCCGCCGCCCGCGAGGACGCGCTGCACGAGATGGGCGCCCGGTTTCGTGAGACGGCGGCCGGCGGGCATCTTGCGCATCTCGCCGCGCGGATCAAGACGAAGGCGCCAGCACAGGAGGATGCGGCGTGAGCGCCGCCCTCGCCCTCCCCGATCCCGCCCGCCTCGTCGCCTCCTGGCGGGCCGGCGTGCTCAGCCTGCCGGACGACCGCGTGCCCTGCCCCGGCATGATCTGGCGCTCGCCCGGTGAGGGCGGGCGTGAAGGCGTCTGGCGCCATGTACGCAAGGGGATGCTTGTCTTCCTCGACGAGTGGGGCGAGCACGCTGCTGATCTCGGCTGGAGCACGGAAGCGCTGTTCGGCGTCCACCGCGCGGCCGGCGCTTTGCGGTCGGACAGCACGGGCGCCCTCGTCTCGCTCTATCCGCGCCGCTGCATCGCCTTGTGGGAGCGCGAGATCCACCTCGAGCGCCGCGGCTCCATCATGGTCGACCGCGGCCTGACCAACCCTGCCGACAGCGTGCCGCTGTGGCTGTTCGCGGCATCGCAAAAGCGAATTGCGCACAATACTCTAAGACAAAGCATATAAATCCATGTAATTCATTTTGCGCTTTCGAAGCCTCTGCAGAAAGGACTTCCATATGGCCAACAATGCGTCCGAGGATCCGCCTGATAATGGATCGATAAAACTTGCAGTTGAGATTATCAGTGCCTATCTCGGCAACAATGTGCTGCCGTCCAAAGAGCTCCCGGCTCTAATTGCTGGCGTCCATGCCGCTTTATCCGGCATCGGGAAAGCTCCAGCTGCACCTGATGCAGAAAAAATCGAAATTGAAAAGCCAACACCAGCGCAGATCCGCAAGTCTGTCACGCCAGATGCGCTGATCTCCTTCATCGACGGTAAGCCGTACAAGACGCTGAAGCGGCACCTCGCGGTGCACGGCCTTACTCCGCATGCCTACTGCGAGCGCTACGGCTTGCCAGCCGACTATCCGACGACAGCACCGAACTACTCGGCCCAGCGATCGGCGATGGCCAAGGGGTTCGGTCTCGGACAGAGGCGCGCGGGCTAAGCAGCAGGCGGCGTGACGACCTGATAGGACTGGAAGTGCCCTGCCGTCAGAATGAGGCGGCGGGGCACTCCAGGAGGGAGAGAAGACGATGTACGTGCGCATCGGTGCCAATGGAGGAAGGCGCCAGATCAAGGAAGTGACGGCAGTAAAGGCCGATGGCGGCGTGTCAGTTTGGATGAAGTTCGACTACGGCAATGTCGATGATCTCTACATGCGCATTGACGCCGAAACGCTTTCAGCGATCGTGAAGGCGGCGCTTACAGGCGAGACGACGAAGGTGCCTGCTGATCTTGCGGAGTCTTCCTCCTCCTAATGAAGCCCCGCCTTGCCGGAGGATATGATCCGCCCCAGCACAATGCCGATCCATGGACGCGGGGGGACGTGGAGCGCTGGCTGAAGGCGGCCTTCCGCGCGATGCCGTTCACGCCGATTTACGCCCCGCGCGGCAACACCCTGCACGCTGCGACGCATGAGGTGCCGGACGCGACCTTCGACATCGTGGCGTTCTCCGGCACCGTGCTCGGCGACAAGAGCGATGACCGGAAGGCGGTGCTCGTCTGGGCGCGCTCGATGGCGACGCATGGCGAGGTCGGCGGATCGATAGCCGAGTTCTGCCGGCGCACCCGATGGTCGCGCGCCACGTTCGACCGGCGCCGTATCAAGGCCTGCGAGCGAATCGCGGCGGCGAAGAATGCGGCCTAACGCGGATCATAGCCAAGCGATAGAGTTGGAACTGTCCAAGCCTGGATGTGCTGATAACAGCTATCAGGCTGAAGCAGCCATTCAGGTGTAGGCACTGCCCAGCTGTACTTGGCCGGGCAGCTTCTCCGAAGCGTTATATTGCTGAGCATTTCGGCAGATCAGGCCTTTGACACCATCAATAGGGAGTCTTCTTGCTGCGCTTCCAAAGATTGAACGCATCTAGCGAGTTGTCGACACTGGCCTGGAGTGATTTCACCCCTTTTCTATCTCGATAGGGCTGAGCCAGTTCGAGATAGAGTGTCTCGTCTGAAAATTCGACACCCTGAACGGCAGCATCGTAGCGGGTGGCCGCAAACACGAGCTTAGGGATACGCGCCCAATAGATGGCCGCGTAGCACATCGGACAGGGCTCGGCCGACGAATAGATAACTGTGTGGGATGTTGCCCCCTTCTGCGGCAACTTCGACTCCTCTTTCTTGATGCTCGCGAGGCTAAAGACGCCAAGCTCGCGGCAAGCGGCTCGTATAGCCGAGACTTCCGCGTGGGCTGTGGGGTCGCGCCATTCCGGGACGTGATTGTGGTTGCGCCAGTAGCGAATGACTTCGTTGGTCTCGTCATCGATTTGGAGGATGACCGCACCGAAGGGGCCACCACCATTCTCGACAGAAATGCGAGCCTCCTCAGAGGCCATGCGCATCCACTGATTGCCTGCAACCTCAATGCCGTCGTACACGCCCGCGGCCTTGATGTTGTGCGCGTGCGACGGAAACTGCTTGCAGAGTGCCTCCGGCTCCAGTGTGCACTTCGGATCGAAGTTGTTCCATTCCTGCACGTAGCCGAAGAGAGGCCGATCCTTGAGCGACGTAGGCTCACCCTCGTAAGGCTTGCCCCATGCGATGGCGGACATCTGGGTTGCCGCCGGATTGTACGAGTAGCAAACGCTCGCGTCCGTGGAGGCTGCGGCTAAGGAGGGTCGGGTTGCCGCGGCCCCAGCCGCAAGACCTCCAACAGCGGCGAATAGCCCCCGCAACAGTCCTTTACGAGTGAGACTGTGATCGTGATTTGGATTGTTGCAGGTCACGGAGGTCCCCCAGCTGGCGAAGCGATGGCGTTGAGGACGACGCTCTCAAGAAGTTAAGTTTCTCGTCATAGTCACTGAATTGGTGGGGGATGCCTGTCGGAGCATGCATCCATCCTTTGCAAGTATCTAATTTTAAGCTACCGCATTGTCGTGATGCGCCGCTTTGGGCGCGTCAAGTTCGGCCGGGAAGCGCTCGGGTAGAAACAGGTCTGCCGAACATCGTCTGATGCGAGTGCGATCGCAGCGGCGGAGAATAAGGTACGCCCCGACATTGCGGCATCGTGTTGTCTAGCAGAGCTAATCGCGTGAGCGGAAGTTCCGGCGGGTGCCGATGCGCTTATAATCAGGCGTGTTCGTGTTAGTTGCGGCATCAGGTTCCGGCTCCTGCTCCTGCTTAGGCGCAGGCAGTTTGCCGATTTTCAATATGGTCAGCCCGACGAAGTGACCTCGGCGCCAAGCCTGCTGCACGTTGAAGATCAGATCCCGACCGACGACTCGAATGTTGAATGTATCGGGTATCGCCACGTCGGACGGCAATGCCACTTTCATTCCCGACGAAGATACATCCTTTATCGAGCAAGGCACTTCTGCACCATTCGGCAAACGTATGATTGAGATCCAATTTACATTGGTCCGTTCGGAGGCGCGATTTTGTATTTCGGGCATAGCAATTACGCGATGGCATTGATTCTTATTATGTTTCATTTCTATAATTTGGCGTTAATGTCAGACATCTCAGTCTAGTTGCATATCCAGGTCAATGCTGCCGTTTCGGTGGGCCGCGGCTGTCGACGGTTGAAGGTCACCGTGGTCGTGCTCAGGCAAGCAGAGCGCTGCGGCAAAAATTGCGACCTGAAGCAGTGACGCGCCGCTATTATTCCTCTTGACTGTGAGGAAACGGACAATCGACCCATGATCTTGCCGGCGCCCAGAACGGTTGCGCCACTTCCGAGGTCTGGCTCGTGTCCGTCGCCGCTTCGTCTATCGCCATCTCCGCCACCGAGAAGAGCCGCACGGTCTCATCCGACCGGCGCGCCCTGATCAAAGCCAAGGCGGAGGAGCGTGCCGCGGCGAAGGCCGAGCGCGCCGCCCTCGGCGTGAAGCTCGCACAAGCTGCCGACGCGGCTGATGCCGCCGATCGATCCGCCTGTGTGGCGGTGCTCGACCGCATCCAGCGCCGGGCCGTCGAGCAGCGGGCGCGCCGGAAGCTGGAAACCCGGGCCGATCGTCGGCGGGCGAGCCTCCTGCGGAAGAACCCCCACACCGAGCGCGACGCTTCGATCAAGATCGGGCGCCGGCTCGTCACCGATCCGACCACGCTCGGCAAGTTCATCGAGGTCCAGGTCAACCGCCAGCTCGACGTGCTGACCATGGAGCACTCGGCCCGGCCGCAGCGGATCTCGGATGTCGAGTTCGCCGTGGGGCGGTTACTTCAGGATGCCTGGACCGGCCGGAAGGACGGTGATCGCCGCATGGACTCCTTCGCCAAGCTCGGAGTGCTGGTCTCCTCGGGCGGCGACGATGGCCCGCTTCCGTCCCGCGAGATGGGGATGCTCCGCGAGACGTTCCGGGCTCGCGCTGTCGCGGATCTCAACCTCAAAATCGAGAAGATCGTCGGTGGCGTCGGGCTTCGCCTCCTCCGCGCCATTCTGGTGGAGGGTCACACCTTCGGGACCTATGCGGCCTGCACCGTCGGTGGTGGCGAGCGCGGGGCGGCCCGGATCGGCGAGCGATTCCGCTGGTTGCTGAATGAGGTGGCGGATCATCTGCACACCGCGAGCGGCCCGGAGCACGGGCGCATCCGTGCCTCGCGCCAGCCGGCTTGACCCCTGAGGCGAAACAGGCCAAATCATCAACGTCGGAATGACCGCGCCCGCTGCCCCACAGGCCGCGGGCGTTTCTGTTTCCGCCCCTCCATCACATCGCGAACCGCCCACCGGCTTAAGCGTTGCTCCGGCAGACGCGGGCGGACCATTGTGCCATGATCGGCCCCCGATGAGCAGCGCGCACGCCACTCTCACGGAGATCGAGCAGGAGGCCCGCGCCTTCTGCCGTCGGCGCTTCCGCGATCAAGCCGAGTACCTCGAAGCGAAGGACGCGCACTGCAAGCGCATCCTCGCCCTCGTGAGCAAGGGGCGGCGCCAGGTCGGCATCCCCGAGATGCTGTCCTTCGGCACCGGCCGACGCACGTTCGGCGGGCGGTCGTTCAGCGTCGAACTGCGGATGCCGCGGGCTCGGAAAGCGGGCTGACCAAGAATTTGGAAGGTCCGGATCGGGAGGTTCGCCGCGAGGCTCATTTAGGAGCAAAAAGCGGGGAAAATTCCAAAGTCACGGACTCCCTGTCCCAATTGGAAATCCAATTGGTCTACAGTTCCAAAGTCTTGGCCGACTTAGGATGAAATCGACATGCAGGGTTCCGACCGGGTCAAGCGCCTACGCAAGAGGGCGGCGGCCAAACCTGCGGCAAAGGATGTATTGAAGCCACGCGTTGTTGCTTACCTGCGCGTCTCGACCGAGGGACAGTTTTCGGACGGCCACGGCCTGGACGTTCAGGAGCGTGCAGTACGCGCCTTTGCTCTGAGCCAGGGGCACCAAATCGTCGAGGTGATTACCGATTGCGTGTCCGGCGCAACGCCGCCCGGTGAGCGCGAGGGCTTTCGGCGCGTTCTGGATCTCGCGGGCGAAGGCGCTTTCACGATCCTGCTGCTCTACAAGTTCGACCGGCTGGCCAGAAACGTGCTGCACGCAGTCACCAGCGTGCACGAGCTGCGCGACCGGCACGGGATCGTCATTCGGTCGGTAACGGAGCCGATCGATACCGCTACGCCGATGGGCGAGATGATCTTCACCGTGCTCGCCAGCATGGCGGCGCAGGAACGGCAGGTCATCACCGAGCGCACGTTCGGCGGGCGACGCGAGAAGGCGACCAAGGGTGGATTCGCCGGAGGTGCCGCACCCTACGGCTACCAGCGCGACAAGGATGGCGGCCTGCTCGTCGTCGAGCATGAGGCGGCTGTCGTCCGCCGGATCTTCTCCGAGCGCGCCGAGGGGAGAACCCTCCAGGCGATCGCCGCAGGCCTCAATGCCGACGGGCTCCGATCGAAGCGCGGTGGCCTCTGGCAGGTCTCGTCTGTGGCCTACCTCGCCGACAACCCGAAGTATCGGGGCGTCGTCGAATACCTCTTCACCTGGAACGGCGCCGACACGCATGTCCTTCGCGAAGGACAGCACATGCCGATCATCCTGCCGTAGCGCATAGCCGAGACCCACGTCTGATGACCGACCGCCTCGTGCCCCGTGACGAGGCGATCAGCCTCGGCCGCATCAAACCCGCGGCCACGGCCTACGGCGCGCACCTCCGCCGCAAGGGCATCCTCCGCCCGCTGCCGGAGCCGGTCGCCCTGCTCGACACCACGCCCCGCGACGAGGCCAGCGCCGTGCTGGCGGAGGTCGCCCGCGACGTTCTCACGAGGATCCGGCTGTGATGGTCTACGCTGTCCGTTTCGGCGCCGGCACGTCCCGGCGCTTCCTCGCGCACTCCGACACTGCAGGCGATAACGCCAATGGCTGGCGCCCGCTGATCTGGACGAAGAGTGTCGAGCGTGCCGAGAAATTCGGCTGCGCCGCGGATGCTCATGCCTACGCACTGAAGCACCTCGGGCACTCGCTCTGGGAGGTCGGCGTGGTCCCCTCCCGCGGCCTGCCGACCGACGACCTTGGCGGCTCGCCCAACACTCTCCGCGTAGTGGCCTGACACCACGCGAACCAACGGCTCAGGCGCGGCGTTTAGTGCCGACAGGAGGCGTCGATGGCTGCACCAAACCGTTCGGTCTGCGCTTTGCTGTTCGGCCTCCTCATGTCAGGCGGGGCATCTGCACAGGGTATGGCGCTCATCGAGCGGCAGGAACCTCAAACGCCTACGATCGCAGGCGCGCAGGGTTTGGCGCTGATTGAGCGGCCGGTGTCTGAACCGCCCCGCGCCGTAGATGACACGCCAGTCAAACGGCCGTGGATGCTGACCGGCCAAGGAGCCGTCCGAGATACCGGCGGCCGCCTGCCCAATCAGACGACGGGACCGAAGCGCGAGCGCGTGGTGCATGACATCTGCATCGGATGCGGCGCCCGGTAGAGGCTGAGGCCACCTTCAAGGTCGGCAGGGTTCAGGCGATCCACGTCCGTCTTACGCCCAGCGAGCGGCGGACGGTCTGATCGGCCCTCTGAGAACAAGGCCCTATCAATGGCTTTCCAACCTGGGCAGTCGGGCAACCCTGGCGGTCGCCCGAAGGCATCTGCGCGCGTCCGTGACGCGGCCCGCGAGCACACTGAGGCGGCTCTCGCCGTCCTCGTGCAGATCGCGACGGCCGGCGAGAGCGAGGCCGCCCGCGTAGCCGCCGCGAACGCCATCCTCGACCGCGGTTACGGCAAGCCGACCCAGCCCGTCGATGGTGACGGCGAGGGTGGCGCAATCCCGGTCGGCCTGACCGTCCAATTCATCCGGCCCGCGCCCTCCGATGACAGTTGAGTTCCCGGAGCGGCTCGACTTCCTGTTCGAGCCCGCCCGCTACAAGATCGCCTACGGCGGACGCGGCGGCGCGAAGTCGTGGGGCTTCGGCCGGGCGCTGCTCATCATGGGCGCGCAGAAGAAGATCCGCGTGCTTTGCGCCCGCGAGTTCCAGAATTCGATCGCGGAGTCGGCGCACGCGCTGCTCAGCCAGCAAATCGACCTCCTCGGCCTCTCTGGCTTCTACGAGATCCAGGAGAAGCGCGTCCTCGGCTCCAACGGGACCGAGTTCATCTTCAAGGGGCTCCGGCACAACGTCGCCTCGGTGAAATCGACCGAGGGCATCGACGTGTGCTGGGTCGAGGAAGCCCGCACCGTCTCGAAATCCTCCTGGGACGTGCTGATTCCCACCATCCGCAAGGAAGGGTCTGAGATCTGGATCAGCTTCAACCCGGAGCTGGAGGAAGACGAGACCTATAAGCGGTTCGTGAAGAACCCGCCGACCGGCGCCAAGGTCGTGAAGATCGGCTGGCAGGACAATCCCTGGTTCCCCGACGTCCTGAAGCAGGAAGCGCTCGACCTGAAGGCGCGCGATCCGGCCGCCTACCTCACGGTCTGGGACGGTCACTGCAAGGTGGTGCTCGACGGCGCAATCTACGCCAACGAGATCATGGCCGCGACGGAGGCGAACCGCTTCATCCGCGTGCCCTATGACGGCACCAAGCCGGTGCACACGTTCTGGGATCTCGGCCGGGCCGACATGACCGCGATCTGGTTCGCGCAGGTTGTCGGCTTCGAGTTCCGGATCATCGACTATTACCAGAACCGCGGGCACGCGCTCGGGCACTACCTGAAGCACCTCCAGGCCCGGCCCTACGTCTACGGCGACCACTGGCTGCCGCACGACGCCACGAACGAGCTGCTGGGCTCCGAACGCACGATCGCGCAGCAGATGGAATCCGCGGGCTTCACCGTGAGTGGAGCGGCGGGCTTCTTGAGTCTGAACGGTGCGGTTTCAGACCGCGCCTGCGACGCGTAGGTGGCAAATCAATCATACAACCAGAATGCGGCAACTCAGGGTTCGATGCTGAATAGACAGGGCCCTATAAATTGGCGATTCGGAATTAGATCAAAAAGATGTATCTCGCTACTATAGCTCCACTCGAAGCTACATAATTAGCTCTATATCATTTGGCCTATCGAATATGTGGAGCAAAAGACA